AACAGCTAATTCTCTTAATTCATCTGATGTTGAACCTACATAATATGCTGTTCTTCTTAATGTTTCTGTTAAATCTCTTTGTTTTCTTTCCATCATCTCTACTGCTGTTACAGCACCACCAATAGCAATAGCAACATTTTTCCAATTTATTTCCATATTATTAGTTGAATCTTCTGTTTGCTCTTGTATCTGTTGTATTTTTTTACTGGCTTCATCTTTAGCCCTTATAATCATGTCAATGGCTCGACTTCCTATACTCATTTTGTTTACCTCCCCTCCCCTTTATATAAGAGAAGAGGGATGAGTAACCATAGATTACCCACCCCTATTTGTTCTATTTTTGTATTTGTCTTTTAGTTTGTTCTTTACATTGCTATTTCTTACATTTTTATGTTTGCCTTTCTTTGTCAATTCAGATTCTTTTTTCTTTTCTTCCATATATTCTTCTCTCTTTTTATTCTCTATCTCTTGTGCCTTTAACATATACCTTACTTGTAATGGAGTTAAATCAGCCATATCCCCACTACCAAAGGTATATCCTTTCTCATGCAACATATAATATTCTAAACTATTCTCCACGAAAGGGTTCTAATTCCTCTTCACTTACATTAGCATTTGTTATCTCAAACACCTTATCAGCTATTTCCTGTGGAACTCCAACAGGTAATTCTTTAACTTCTTCTTCTGTCCAACTCTCTCCATCAACACTTAACCCATAAACACAGGCAAGATAGTTTGATTGTTTATCTATCTTATTTATTTTCTTTATATCTACATTAACACCTAAAGTATTAAGTATATCTACTTGATCTTCTTTATTTTCTGTTTCTTTTAGTTTCATTATGTCTTTTTGACTTAATTTATTCTTAATGTCTAAACTATCCATTGTTAGATTTTGTATTTCATTGTATTCACCATCTCTTAATCGTCTAATTTTAACTTTTTCTCCATCTAATGCTTCAATTTCTACTTCTTCTACATCCTGTGCTGTTTTAAGTAAATCTTTTTTGGTTAGTGCCATTTTATCTTCCCCCTAAATTATATTCTAATTATTAAACAGTTTCTTCAAATCCTGTAAAGTCAGCAATATAATCAATGTCATTTTTTAATTCAGCAATAATTTCATAATTACTTTCTTCATCATAATATGCTCTAAAGTCAACTGTCTGTGTTAATCTATCTCTACCAGATGGTTGTATATTAACTGTTTCATACAACACATTAGGCAAGTGAAGGTCTAATTGACTTCCTCTTACTTCTACCTCTACTGTTTCTTCTCCATCTTCTACTTCTGCCATATATGGTGCTGAAGAGAATATATAATTAATATTCATTGTATCCTGTGCATCATCATCTGGCCCATCTACTGCACCCCAGAAATATTCTAATTGTTGGGTACTATCAAATGCTATGTCCATACTACCAGATACTTCAAAATCTCCTGCAACTATTCTCTGTGGATACCTACTACCTAATACAACACCAGCGTCAGCATCAAGATTGTTATTTATCTCTAAACTTAAACTTTCTATATTATACATATCTTCCTGTGTTCCACCAACAACACCTATTTGTACCAATGTTTCATAAAATACAACAGGATATGCTTTAGAGATACTTAATTCTTCTATTGCCTTAATTTCACCTTTACTATCTTGCTGTGCTATAATATCTGCTGTTACAAAGGCAAAATCATCATCTAACTCAAAACTTAAACTGTTAATAGTACAACCTTGAAATTCGTGTTGGAAATGGTCTTTACCAGATAAAATAGTTGCACTAGGCAATGTTAAACTATGTCTTGTTGGAGTAAACTCGTGTGTATAAAGTTCTCCTTCAGTATCTCCATCTATATAATCAACATCACCATCAGTTTCTATTGTCATTGTACCTTCGTTAGTCTGTGTTACCTGCCCTAATGCTAAATACAATAAGTGTGCAACAGTATGAATATCAAAAGCATATTCTATACTACCTTCTGGATAATATGGGCCGGGTCTGTGTGTATGTACACTTCTACTTAATCCACCATCATATCTTAATACAGGGTCAGAAGGTGCATCTAAATCTAAACTTGCTATGTCAATATCAACAAATTGGTCTGCATTAGTTTCTTCATCTACTTTTTCCCCGAACTCACTTTCTATTGCTATCTGTGCATATCGTAATACTCTTTCATCAATAGCTTCTGCCATTATTAATCACCCCTTATTTAGTATAATCCTTTATTTAACCATATGTGTAAATCTCACTTCTAATTGTGCTAAACTTGCATAGACATTATCCCCTATTTCAAACCTTTCATCTCCGGGTATAAAACCAGTAGGTCTTAATTCTCCTACTGTTTGTTTTAAACTTCTATCTTTTAAGAGTTCTTCCATTGCTAATGCTGTTATCTCTGTTGATAATTTTCTCATCTTATCAGTATCTCTACCTACAACCATACCTATTATAAATAATTCATAAGACCAATTATTACGAATACTTGACCTTTCATTATTTATGTCAGCATTATTGAAATATACTGCTATTAATGGTGGTTTTAATTTCTTACCTCTTTCTTTTTTACCTTTTTGTAAATTAATATCAGATAAATCTTCATCTATAATACTGTAATCAACATTTCCAACAAGATCATAAACAGCATCTTCAATAGCTGTTAATCTTTCATTTAATCTCATTTTCACACCACCTTATAAATCTTTTAATACTTTATCTACAATACTTTCCATTTTTTCTTCAGTAGTTTCTTTTGCTCTGTCATAAAATGGATTAGGTTCTTGACCTCTAACACTTTTAGCAAAGATTATTCTGCCATTATACTCAAATCTCATAAATTGAGCATATCTAGGAGTTATAGGTACTCCTCTTTCTCCATATATACCTGTACCATCATGGACAAACACAGCATAAAATATATCAGTTCTTATCTGATAATGTGCTGTATCTTTTTTTGTTAGTCCTGTCATATTCGCCATTTGTCCACTTTTTCTAGGCATTTCTTTTAATACTTCAGCAAAAGCAAATTGTGCTACATCCCCTGTTGCCTTATCTACTTTTTCTACTGTTTCTTGCGACCATCCCTCTATATCACTAAAATCAATTTCTATCTCTAAATGGTCTTGTGGCATATTAATCACTCCTAATCAAAATCATGGAAAAAGTCAAAATCATCTTCATCTTTGACTATTCCCATATGTACATCTCCTCTACCTTTAACCCTATCACTACCAGATGGTAACAATTTTAAATCTGCTTTAATAGAATCAGTCAAAACCACATCATCTATTAATTGCACATTAAACTCTTCAACATTTGTAATCTGGTTAGTCTGATCTCTTGTTGCTATATTTAACATTCTGCTACCAATTCTTTCAGCGATATCATCAACCATTGGACTTCTATCTTCATCAAATGAGTTATTAGTAAAGAAGTCTATGTACTCTTTTGCTTTTATTAATATATCTTCAACATGAGATTCAAACTTTTCTTCTTTTGTTTCTATTTCACCATCTTTAAAATCTAAATCCATTGCTTCAATACCACTTCTTATTATAGTGCCTTCTACTGTACCATAAAACATTAGGCATCACCTTCTTCTTCAGTTTCTTCCTCCTCTACATATTCACCCTTCAATTTAGCAATTATCTCATCTTTAGTATATCCAGAATAAGATATATCTTTAATTTTTGCTATTGTTTTCAAATCTTTAAGTTTCAGATTATAATTTATATCTTCAATATCTACTACATCTAATTCTTCTTTATTTATTAATTGATTGAGGAAGTTTATATCTCCTTTTACTCTTTTCTGACTTATAGCAGGAAAATAACTTCCTTTAAAACCTATACTATAATCATTGACATTATTAACTATTATCTTCATCTTCTTCACTCTCCTCAACCTCTTCTTCCTCTTCTTCTGGCTCGATTAATCCCTTTTTGACTTTTAACTCATGGATTAAATCATCTTTTAAGAGTTTACTATAATTTTTTATTCCTGCTTTCTGTGCAAATTCTTTTAATTCTAATGAAGTATAACTAGTAATATTGTCAAAATCTAATTCCATTAATGGGTCAGCGTATTTCCAATCTAAACTTCTACAAGCATCAATAATAGGTATCTTACCATCTCTTATATAAGTTTCTTTAGTCTGTCTTGGTTTAAAAGTCTTATTTGCTCTCTTAATCATTTTATTTGATATATTAGTAATTATTAATTTAGGCATTTATTTATTCCCCCTTTTCAATAAATAAAAAGGTAGGGAACTAAATCCCTACCTTATTTTATTGTCTTATTCTATTTTATTTTATTAGACTAATGGATGATCGTCTGTTTCTGTACTTTCATCATCATCATCATCAGCACCATCAATAGCAACAACACAAGCGTTCTCATCTTCATAATGTGCATCTCCCTCGAAGGTAAGAACAAAGTCTGTCTTTCTCTTCTTTGCTTCTCTTTCTGATTCAAGAGTAACTTCATGGAATACTCCCCAAACCATATTGTCTGGATTCTGTAACATGGCTACTCTTTCATCATATCTCTCTAGCATAGGACTATATACTATTGGGATACCTTTGTAATATACATCATCATGACCTATCTGTATAGCATCACCTAAATTAGTACCTCTATCTCTTAAGAGATCTCTATACCCATCTTCTAATTCAAATGGAACATAAAATCTCCAATCTTCTCTGTTTTGAAGATACTTTTTAGGAAGTGCTTCAAGCATTGACTGGAATAAATCTTCTGGGAAATCATCACCATCAGTAAAGGCATCTGCCCATAGTTTATTTTCTGCATTTTTAATCCAACCATCAGTCATATCAATTGCATCCCAGCCCTCACCATCATTATATTCTGCACTATCAAATGTTTCACTAGCAAAGATACCATACTCTTCCATATCTCTACCTGCGGCCTCTCCTAATAGGTCAATAATAGTGTTTTCAAGATTTTCTCCTTCAATATTTCTTCTTACTGCTTGGTCAGTAAGACCAGCAATTGCCATTAATTCATTAGCAACTAACTGATTGGTGTAAGTAGTTGGTGAACTTTCATCACTTGCTTCACCCTCAACACCTTTATGTAATACTTTGCCTAAAAATGCTATCCTATCAATATTAACTTTCTGACTGTCCATAGGAAGGAATCTTGCTTCCTCTAATATGTTAGCCTTATTCTGCATTTGCCTTACAAACCTATCAAATTGTTCTGTTGCTAGAATACTATCTCCCAAATCACTTGTAGTTAATGCTTTAACTGCCTTATCAATTTCATTTAAAATATTCTTATTATCCATTATATAATCACCCCTTG